CGAGGTTGGAGAATTCCGTCATGGCTGTGCCTCGGCCGTCTGCACGTCACCCGCCGTCACCGCCGGCACCCAGGCCGGCAGCGTCGTCGTGGTCAGCGCGTTGATTGCGACGATCGTCGCCGCCGCCAGATCGCCGGTTGCCGCCAGCGCCGTCAGCCCGGCCTGGAACGTCGCCCACTCGGCCGCGTTGGTCGGGTCGATGATGTCGTTGTCGGACAGTTGCACCGCGTTGATCGCCGCCAGGCACGCCGCGTCGTTGGCGGTGGCCGGGGGCAGCGCGGGCGTCTGGCGGGATCGAGCGATCACCCGCGACCAGTCGCCCGTTCCAGCGGTGCGCGCCGCCAGCCGCGCCGCCATCCAGGCGAACGGCTGGTTGGTCAGCGTGATGGTCTGCGCGTTGATCGCCGCCACCTGGCTGGGGATGTCCGGCGGCAATGGATTGAGCGCGGCCAGCGCGGTCTTCAGCGTGGCATAGGTCCAGGCTGGCATGACGCGACCCCGCTTACGTCAGTGTGATCGTCTGGCTGTTCGCCGCCATCGTCGCGCTGTCGCCCACGGCATAGGTGACCGACGCCGACGCGGTGCCTTGCCCAAGGCAGCGCCCGCCCGTGACCGCGTCCCAAATGGTAACGTCGGTTACGGTGCCCCACGCGGTCGTGGTGCAGGGGCCGAACGTCAGCGCCGTGGCGAGGCTCATCACGTTGCCCGAACGGGTGAACGTCGCCGCCTGCCGCGCATAGCCGACGCCGGTGCCGATCTCGTTGGCGGCACCCGCGCCGCCGTTTGCGCCCGTGTGCAGCGCGACATACCACGCGGTCGGCCGGGTGACCGCGGCGGCGTCGAACATGTAGTCGAGCGCCAGGGCTTCGCCCACGAGGGTGAATGTGTTGGCCATGTCTAGTCTCCTTGGGTTGGATCAGGTCTTGTTGGGTTGGATCAGGTCTTGACGCCGTTGAGCACGAGGAAGGCGTCGGTCGGCGCGCCCGTGACCGTCAGCACGACATCGACGGTCGAGCCGGCGGCGACGGAAAAGTTGGCCCCGCTGGCCAGGAACCGGGTCTTGGCAGGGGCCGTCACGGCGACCGCGGACAAGCCGCCGACATCGGTGCCGGCGTTGCGGACCTCGGCGGTGATCGCGCCGCCCGCACTGCCCACGGAGGCGTCCAGCGAGCCGATGTCGAAGCCGTACGCCGCCGTGCCGGTGAACAGGTACGTGCCACTCGCCACGACCACGCCGCCGGCCCAGCTCAGCGTCAGCGAGACGTTGGCGCCGGCACCGCCCAGAACGCCGGCGCCGGCGACGACGGTGACCGGCAGCGGATTGGCCGCGCCAGCCGCAACCCATTCGGCGCCGTCCCAGGCGAACGGCGCCACGCCGAACAGCGGCCCGGTCGCGGTCGGCACGTACGGCTGCGGATCGTTCGGATTAGCCATCGGTCGGTGATCCTTGCGGGTCGCGGTGCGCGCGGGATTGAGAGTGCGGACGGGCCACGGAAGCCGCGCGAAAGCGATGCGCGGCACGGGCTCTGCCAGAGGCCAGCCGTCCGCCGCCGGACGCGGTTCAGGCCACGCGGACTTGGACCACGCTGCCGTTGCGGTACAGCTGCCCGATGGAAACACCGCCGGCCGCGGCGGCGGCATCGTTGGCGTAGCTCGCACCCGCCGCCAGCGTCGCGCCCAGCGCCGACACCTGGTCGGCCACGCCCTGCCAGAACGCCACCCACGCCACGGCGGTCTGGCGCGTGTCGCCCAGCAGCAACGGCAGCCCGGCCGGCGCTTGCAGCCTGCCCGCCGTGCGAACAGCACGCCCTGTTGTGGGCGACGTCGCCATCAGCCCAGCCCGCTCGGCGGCGGCACGTCGGCGTCGACACCGTAGATCGTCATCGGCGCCGAGGCGGCGATCTGCAGCACGCGCTGGCGGAACGAGCCCAGCCGCGTCGTCGCCACCCGTGTCCGCGTGGCACCGAGCGCCCCGGTGCTCAAGGTGCGCGGCGTGGTCCAGGTCAGGCCGCCGTCGTCGGACCAGTTCAGCGCGACGCTGCCGGGCGCGTCCGCGGTGCCGACTTCCATCTCGATCTCCAGCCGCGCCATGAACGCCCGCGGCCCGTGCGTCACCACCGCCGGCAGCACCGCCTGGCGTGGCACCGCGACGCCGTTCTCGGTCGGGATGGTGGCTTGCATGTGATACAGGTTGCCGTTCACCGCATCGCCCAGCAGCAGCCGGGCGCCCAGCAAGGTCGCGGTGTTGATGGTCCAGCCGCCAAGCCCGTTGGCGGCGCTGCACCGCTCGTGCCAGACGCTGACCTCGCAGTCATAGACGAAGGTGCGCCCGGCGCCCGAATTCGGCAGCGACAGAGCGTAGAAGGTGTGGCCGTCATAGATATAAGTACAGGCCGAGATGGTGCGCAGGTAGCCGCCGGCGTAGTTGGCCAGCAGCTCCTCCAGCGCGTGGTCGGATACCCGCTGCGCCTGGTAGCCCTGGGTGCGGTAGACCACGTTGTCGACGCCCAGCCAGAACAGCGAGCCGTCGAGTTCCATGATGGTGCGCGAGGCGCCCATGCCGTGCGCGATGATCGCTCCGGGACCGCGCGGCTGGAACGGCGCGTCGGCGGCGCCGGTGTCGTACCAGATCTGCACGCTACTCAGGCAGAACAGCCACAGCTCGCCGTTATGCGCGACGCAGCGTTCGATGTAGTCCACCGCCGAGGACACATAGACGAAATCCAGGCTGTCGAAGGCCGTCGCATCGAGCAGCGCCGAGAGGAAGAAATAGGTGCCGGTGAACGAGCTGAATATGTAGTAGCCGTCGAGGTAGCAGACGCTGTTCGCACCCTCGGCCGGGAAGTTGCCGGTGCCCGTGGTGATCTGCACCACCGCCGCGCCGGCCAGGTCGGTCACGTAGGCATTCGGCGGCACGCAGAACACCACGCCGGTCAGGCCGATGGCGATCGACGTCGCCTGGTCGACCGTCGTCGTCCCGACGGCGCCCAGATCGGTCGGCGCCGAGACGCCGTCGTCCTGCAGCCGCCAGGCATGCGCGCCGCTGATCGCCCAGATGCTGCCGGCCAGCGACGCCGATGTCAGCACCGGCCCGGTCCCCATGGTGGCGAACAGCGCCAGCCCGGGCGTCGGCTTGAGGATATGGTCGGAACGCGAGCCCGCCGGCAGCTTCTGCGCATAGAGGTTGAGCAGCCGCGTATTGGCCGCGGCGGCGGAGGCAAGCTGATACGACTGGCCGACCAGCGGCAGCGGATGCAGGCCGGGCCTGGCGTAAGGCGCGGGCAGCGTGGCCGACATCAGGCCAGCACCATGGTGATGGCGCCGAACAGCGTGGCGGTCGGCGTCGGTGTGTAGTGGGTGAGCGTCGTGGCGATCAGGCTGACCGAGGCCACCGCCGCAAACAACGTCGGCGTCGGTGTGGGCGCGGGCACACCCGTGGTGACCGGGAAGCTCTGGATCAGATTGCTCGCCCAGGCCGCCGGCGTATACGCCTGCGCGGTGCCGTAGGTTATGGTGTCGTCCGAGTAGTCCAGCGTGAACAGCTCAGGGGAGTAGTTCACCAGCCCGGCGTTGATGCTGATCCGCACCTCGGCGACCTCGACCGCGACGCCGGGGCCGAAATCGTAGCCCCACCAGGCCGGCAGCGTACCGCCCGAACCCCAGTAGGTGCTCACGTCACCGTCGATCGCCGCGGTTGGGCTCAGGTTGCCCGAGACCGTCTGCGAGGACGATGCGCTCGGCGCGCCGGTGCCGAACAAACTCACCCCGCCCACAGTCGCGGCAAACACCACCTCGCACAGCGACGCATACTGACCGGCGCCGTTGGCAAGGACACTCAGCCGCCAATATCGGTGGGGCGTCAGATAATATACAGGTGTCGTGATCCCCGCCGCACCCGTCACCAAAAACACCTGCGGCACCGATGTCGCCCACTCGCGCGCGGCGAAAGTCTGCGCCGTGGTCCACACGCTCGCATCGTCGGAGTGGTCCAGGGTGAACAACGTGGGTCCGTAAGCGGCCTCCGCGGTGGCGACCGTAAGCGTGACCTGAACGATGTCGTAGTTCACACCGACGCCGAAATCATAAGCCCACCAGCAGGGCAAGCCCGCCTGGCCGCCCCAGTATGTGGCGACGTTGCCGTCGACCGCATTCGCGGCCGGAAAACTGGCCTGGAATGTCTGCGCGCTGGCAGTGCCGGCGCCGATTAAATTCGCCCCGCCCACGGTGGCGGCGAATGCTACCTCGTTCAGCGAGGGGTAGGCACCGATTGCGTTGTTGAGGACGTTGATCCGCCAGAACCGGTGCGCGCTCATGCCGCGCGCGTCGCCAGCAGGGTGATGCCGATATCGGCCAGCGTCGCGTCCTGCGCCGGCGCCACCAGTTGCAGCACGTCGCCGGCCGCGAACACCGAAGCCGGTTGCGCCGACAGCGTGCAGGCTCGGTGCGCGCCGGCGGCGACGGTGATGCCGCCGATCACGGTGGTGGTCACGCCGCTGATCTGCTTCACCGTGAACGGGGCGGCGGCGGTGGCCGGTGTCGAGGCAAAGACGACGGTGCCGGCGAAATTGGCGGGCAGCGTCATCGCGTCCGCCATCACCAGGTTGTAGACCTGCCCGGCGGCCGGCTTGCCCTGGATGATGAACGCCAGCGGCACGGGGCGGACGATCGGCAGGCCAAAATATGTGGTGCCCAAGGCGTGACCCCCCCGAACCTGAATGATGCCCTCGACCTGGCTGAACCGGCCGTCGTCGTTGTCGACCTCGAGGACAAACCGGCAGCGCCCGTGCAGCCGCGCGGTGGCGAAGCCCGGCATGAAGAAACCGAACTGCCCGACCGCGCCCGGCACGGCGACGCCCACGATCACCGCGACCGGCATCCGGCTCGACACCGGCCAGTCCCAGCCGTAGTCCCAGCCATAGCCATAGCCATAGCCATAGCCATAGCCGCAGCCGTCGCCATCGCCCCAGCCGTGCGGTGTTTCCGCGAACAGCGACAGCCGGGCGCACGCATCGTCCAGCACCGCGAGAGTGCCGACGTCGTCCTGGTAGACCGTCAGCGCCAGGATGAAATCGTCGCCGGCGCGGATCGAGGCGTTCCATTGCTGGACGCGCACCGGGTTGTGGCTCTGCCGGGACGTGGCAAGCTGGAACGCGCCCAACGGATCAGGCCTCCGCCGAGTCGCCCGACAATGCGATTCGGGCCGGTTTGAACACCGCGCGATTGACCGCCATCCAGCCGTTCTCGATCGCTGTCCGGCCGATCGCGAGCCAGCGCTTGTCGGTGTCAGGGTCGAGCGCCAAGGCGTCGAGCACGCGAAGGCAATGCTCCTCGATCCGCTTGTTCACATTCACCAGATCAACGGAGGCGGACGACTGCGGCAGATACCCCGCGACGGGAAGCCCGGTATGGGTGGCGCTCATACCGCCAAGCTCCTGACGATTGCCTGGAACACGTAGTCCTTCGACCGCTGCTCCTGCGGCAACTCAGCGTACGCCACGCAACAGGGATGCTGTTTCTTGTCTGGGTCCTTAGCTGGGCCGTATATCCATCCTGCGGCCTGTTTTTCGGCCAGCCAGGAGGCATGACTGTCGGCGGGCGTGGCGTCCGGATTAGCCAGGGCGAACGCTACGCCGTTGGTGGCGCTGGCGCGCTGCCAGTCGGGAGCGACTTCCCAGGCAGGCTGGGAGTTGTCACCGATCGAGGCGCAGTAAGCACGATTCACTTGGTGGCAAACCCGGGCGATATCTTCATTGCTCATGTGAGACGGGGCAGCGGCATTGACACCTATCGGAAGGTAGCCGGCAACGAACGGGGCACGCGGGCTGATCGACTGATAGCCGTCGTCGTAGACGATCCAGAAATCACCGACGACGGGCTGGTACCGCTCGGTCATCTTCGGCGGGAAGGTGCGCAAGACGCCGCTACCGTCGGCCTCTGTGACATAGCATCCCGCTGGAACCACTTCGGTGATCTCACCGGCCCGGACGTGCTTTATCGACCGGTATTCAGCCAAACCGGCTGTTGGTTGCGTCATCGTCGCTCTCCGGGGTTTTAGAAATACGCCGTCCGCACCGGCTCGCCGCCGCTCTCCAGCGAGACGATCCGCATCAGCTCCCGCTCGGCCATCTCCGGCCAGTCCGGGTCCGCCTTCACGTCGCATTCCGGCGCCAGCAGCGCGGCGGCCATGAAGACGTAGGGCTCTTCGGCGTAGGACGGCAGATCGTATAGCGTCCACCGCACCCGCCCGCGCGCCGCCAGCGAGGCATGCACCGCCACCACCTTCTGCGCCGCCAGCGCCTGGCCCGCCGGCCCGCCCATGCTGACCCGGCGCACCCGGTCCTCGTGGAAGCCGTAGAGCTTCGGGTCGAAGGCGCGGCCGAACTCCGGCCCCATCTGCATCGCCGCCATCGCCGCCACCGCATCGGCCAGCGACGCCGGAATGTGCTCCGCGTCCCACTCGATCAGCCCGAGATCGTTCAGCTCGCCCTGCACCGCGAGCACCTTGGCCTCGGCCCGCGCCTGTGCCCCGCTGATCACCGCGGCTTTGCGAATGCTCGCCTCCGCCGCGTCCCACGCCGTGGTGTCGACCTGCCGGTCGGGCGCGCCCTGCTGGTAGCCCATCGCCGGCGCCAGCAGGATCGCCGTCATCCGCACATAGCTTTCGGCCTGCGCCGCCGGCACCGCCGTCACCGGCCAGGCCACCAGCCCGGCCGCGTTCAGCGTCTCGTGCACCGCGGCCACCTTCGCCTCGGCCAGCGCCTGACCCGCCGAGCCGGACAGCGCCTGCTGGCGGATCATCTCGCGCGCGCCGTTGAAGGCGTCCATGTTGGCCGGCTTGCCGAATTCCGGCGCCAGCAGGTTGGCCGCCATGATGATGTAGAAGTCCGCCACCGACGCCGGGATGGCGGCGATCGGCCAGCTCACGAAGCTCAGGCCCAGCAGCGTGTCGTGCACGTCGAGCACGCGAAACTGCGCCTCCGTCTGATCCGGCGTCGACGGCGTCTCGTCCGACGCGATCACCGCCAGCTTGACCAGGGCCGCGCGGGCAATGTCGGCCACCGCATACGTCACCCCCGAGCCGGTCTCGCCGTTGCCCGACGCCACCGGATTGATCCCCACCGCCTGCAGCGCGCGGCTGGCGATCTCCGTCTGGCCGACGGCCGGCAGCACGGCCGGGCGGCTGGCCTCGGCCACCGGGATGCCGAGTTCGAGCAGCACCCGCGCGGCCACGGCGGCGGACGCGACGACCGCGCCCTCCGCCGGTCGCGTGGCATTCGCCCAGATGTCGATGCCCAGCTTGCGCAGCGCACGGGCGGCCAACTGTGCGACGGTCGCGGTCATGCGTTGCCGGCCACCGCCGCGGCGGCTTCCTTGCGGGTTGGCAGGCGTTTCCCAGGCTCCGGCAGCGCCGCCGGGGCGGCTCGGTGCGGCTCGAACATCGTCTCGAACGCGGCGTCACGGACAACCGAGAACTGACCGTCCGGCCCGCGCACGATCCAGTCGCCGTGCTTGCAGGCGCGTAGCTGCTCGCCGGCCATCACCTCGACCGTGCCGCCCGGCAGATGCCGGCGCACCGCCATGCGGAACGCGTCCGGCATGGCAACCGTGTTGCCGTCGTACTGGTGCGCCTCGACGACGATCGGCCGCGCGACAAATCTCGGCATGGCTCGCTCCCGCTCAGACGTCGGCAACGGCGGCGGTGAAGATGGAGAAAATGCCCTGGTCGACTTCGGTCGTGGTATCGACCGCGGCGTCACGGCCGAAACACAATTTCCCGATGCCGCGGATTTCCTGCAGCCCGACGCCGTGGAAGTAGCCGTAATCACGGACGTTCGTCGTCGTGTGGCTGCGCTGTGCCCAGCCGGCGCCGATCGCCTGCGCGCCGCACAGGAACGACGCGGCCGTGTCGATGCCCGCGGCACCGGTTCCGGTCAGCACCGGCAGCTCGGGGATTTCGCGCACGATCATCCCGTCCCACACCAGGTCGCCGCCGGAGAACATCGGATTGTCCATCCACTTGGTCTCGCGCGGCCGGCCATCGAGGTTGGCCGTGATCACCGGGGGATCATTGCGGAAGTCGCGGAACACCAGCGAGGGCATGAACGCGACGAACCATTCCTCGTCGTTGGTGTCGTTGGTCATGATCGGGCGGATATGCGGGCTGGCGGTCTGCGCCTGGCGCTTGCACAGCGACAGCAGCGCGCCGGTCATCCTGTCGGCGGTGTTGTCGAGGGTGGTGAGCGCCGTCGCCATCACGCCGGCCGAATAGTTCGCCGCCGCCGCGCCGAAGCGCACGCGGTCGGCATTGCTCGCCAGCCACAGGTTGCGCTGCGTCGCCGTCGCCGTCGCATACGGGATGGTGACGCCGTTGACGGTGCCGACGCTGGACAGCGCGGTGATGATGTCGCCGCGCAGCTTCTCCATCGACCAGTTCTGCAGCGAGGTCTTCGCCACGTCGCGCAGCTCGATGACCGATTTCTGCTCGTCCCATTCGCTCACCGCGACGGCGTGGCGGAGCGGGGCCACGGTCAGCTTCATCGACCGCTGATCGAGGATTTCCTCGTTGCCCTCCAGCACCGTGTTGCCGGTCACGCCGGCGCCGACCAGGCGGCGGACGGCGGCGAAGGTGATGGTGTCGCCGTTCTTCGTGGTCAGGCTGTCCTTGACCTGGATCATCGACGATTCCGTCGTGCCCATGTACTTCTTGAAGCGGTTCTTGCGGATGTATTCGGCGAAGAACTGCTTGTCCCACAGTTGCGGGGTCAGGCCCGGGCGGGCCGGGGTGATGTTCATTTCAGCCATGGCAGCGGCTCCTGTGCATGCGGGATCGGTTGCGGAATTTGGCGAACGCCCGATCCAGGAGCCCGGCGGCAGCGTGTCAGACCCGAACCTGACTTACGGGATGGTGCGAACGCCCGGCAGTAACCCGGCGGCGGCTTCAGGCGGCAGTCCCGGGCGCGCTACTTGCGCCCCACCGCGAGGATATCGTCGAACGTCTCCGGCACGTTCAGCGCCGGCGTCGAGCGCGGCCCCGCCGACCGCGCGGTGCCCAGGCTCTGCGGCAAGGTGACACGCGGTGCCGCGGCGGCCGGCACACCGGCGGCATATTCGGCCTCGACCTTGGCGCGGATATCGGCCTCGACCTTGGCGCGGAACGCCGCCGGGTCGGTGCCGATCTCGTCCATCGCCATGATGCGCTGCGCCTGCTGATAGACCCACTGGTACGGGTGCACCTGGCGGGTCAGTTCTACGCGCAACGCCGGATTGTTGGCGGCGGCGGCTTTGAACACGGCGAGCTTTGCGTCGACGTCGTCATGCTGCGCGCGGACCATCACCTCGCTCATGTTGAGGCGCTCATTAAAGAGCATCCGCTGCTGGTACGCGTGATAGCCGGCCGGGTCCTCCAGCGGGCTGGGCACCGCCATCGGCTCCGGCGGCGGTTCGGCGGCTGGCGGCGGCGTGGCCGACTTGCGCGCGGCTTCCACCTCGGCTCGCAGCGCCGCCATCTCGCCTTCCAGGCGATCCGCCCGGCCCTTGTGATCGTTGCGCTTGGCCCGTTCGGCCACCAGCGCCTTGGTCAGACCGGAGACATCCTCCGGCACCGGGCGGTCGTCGTCTTCCTTGGCCGCCGGTTCCGCGTCGCCTGAAGGGCGCTCTGTGCGAGCGACGGGCGCCGATTTGGCGGGCGTGGTCTCTGCAACGACGGCCGCGGTCTCACCGGCGGCAGCCGGAGCGGCCGGCGGCTCGGCCTCCGCAGGCCCGGGTTCGCCTTCGAGGAAGCTATCGAGGTCAGGTGTCATCGGGGCCTCCGCGAACCTACTGCATCCACGACGTCGCGCTGACCGGGCGGAACGTCACGTCGGTGTTGGTCAGCATGGTGAACGGCGCATTCACCGCGCCGCTGGTCCCCGGCGTCGTCTCGACGGTGGCGCCGATCGACGGCCATACCAGGCACGACCCACCGGAGCGGTTGATCAGCACGATCGGCACGTAGCGCTGCACCGAGGGCAACGTCACGCCGGTGGTGCCGGAGCACGCCGTGATGACCGTGGTGCGGGTCATCACCAGCGTGCCGCCGGTCACCTGACCGGCCGCCCAGGTGGCCTGCGCGGTGGAGGTCGCCGGCACCGCAAGCGCCGGTGTCAGCGCCGTCTCGTTGAAGCCCACCGCGTCCGAGTTGTTGGCGAAGTACGTGGGGTTGATCGCACCGCCGTTGGTCTGGCCGACCGGGGCGTTGGTGGTCTGCGCCAGCGCTGGCGCGAGGCCGAGCAACAGCGCCACGGCGAAGGCGGAGAGGAGGTGTTTCATGGGGGTGTCCTTGGGTTTTCGTCCTTGACGCAAAGTGCGTCCGGCGTGCTGACGACTTGTTGGTTCGACCGCGCCGCGGCGTCCGGCTATATCGTCGGCATGAGCGATCTGTACGCCACTGACATCGTGCTGTGGTCCGAACGGCAGGGCGAGCTGTTGCGCCGCCGGGGCGCCGGCGAGCTGGTCAATGATGCCGAGCTGGACTGGCCCAACATCACCGAGGAGATAGAAGCATTGGGCCGGTCTGAGCGTGCAAGCTTGCGCAGCAAGATCAACACGGTCATCGAACACCTGATGCGGCTTGAGACCTCGCCCGCCACTGACCCGCGGCGCGGCTGGAAGATCACCGTCAGCCGCGCCCGCGGTGATATCGGCGAACTGCTGAACGACAGCCCAAGCCTGCACCGGTTCATACCGGAGATGTTGACCAGTCAGACACTGCGGGCGCGGAAAGATGTGGCGGAGTGGCTGGCGATCTATGGCGAACAACCGCTAACCGACATCACCGGCCTCACCTACACCGAGGATCAGGTGCTGGCAGACTGGTTCCCCGACGCCGGCAAGCCGGCCACCTAGACCCCCGGCGCGGCGGGTGGCGGCTGGTTGGCCTGCTGCACTGCCGCCATAGCGGCCTGCGCGTGACGTTGTTGCTGCCCTAGGCTTCCGGCATCCATTTGCTCAAGCCGTTTACCGACCGCAGCGGCCAAAGCCAAACCGACAAGGAAGCCAAACAGTAGCCCGATGACGAAGCCACATGCCAGGAAGCCAGCGAATACGCTCATGGCGCCGCCGGTGCGGTTGCCGGCGGCTGGTTCGCCTGCTGCACCGCCAGGCCGTGCTGCGCCAGCGCCAGCCCCTGCGCGTGCCCCTGCTGCTGCGCCGCCAGCGCCAACTTGGCCCGGTCGATCCCTTGTTGATGCACCTGCTGCTGCGCCGCCATCGCCTGCTGACCGACCGCCAGCGGATCGGGCGGCTCCGCCTGGTCCGGTGCCAGCAACCCGTTATCCGGCGGCTGTTGCGCCGCGGCGTGGTCCATCGCCATGCCGTGCAGCGTGCCCAGCGTCTGCGCCCGCGCGTTGGCGGTCTGCGCGTCGCTCAGCGCGGCGGCGGCCGGCTGCCCGGCGTGATCCAGCGCCATGCCGTGCAGCCGCTCGACCGCCTGGGCGTTCTTGTCCTTGGCATCGGCCTGGACTTTGGCGACCTGCGCCGCCTGCATCGCCTGCTGGTTGGCCTGCTGCGCCTGCTGGCCTTGCGCCTGCTGCGCCTGGTGTTCCTCCAGCAGCTTCAGCAGCGCGTCCTTGTTGCGCAGCGAACTCGCCTGGATGAAGAACTCCGGCGGAAAGTTCTGCAGCACCTGCGGCGGCAGCGCCATGATCTGCTGGAACTGCTCCGCCGCCATCGTGGGATTGTCGGGGCCTTCCTCGACGGTGATGGACACGTCGAGGTCGTCGATGTCGTTCTCGATCCGCACCACCGTCTGCAGGCGCGGATCGTTCGGCGGCAACTGCAAGCCAAGCTGCACGGCGTGCGCATCGGCCTTCGGCAGCGCCGCGAGCTGCGCCTCGATCGGCTGCGTCTGGTCGAGCTGCGCCAGCAGATCGGCGATCGTCACCGGATGGTTGATGCCGACAAAGCGGGTGTTCTTGTCATCGTCGGTCACCCGTATCCAGCGCTCGCCGGTCCAGAACTGGCGCACCCGGCACCAGGCCGCCTCGTAGATTTTATGCGTCCACTGGCGCAGCGCGTCAGCCAGCGGCTCGTTTTCCATCTGCCCGCCGGACTGCTGCGCGATGATCGCCCGGCCGGACTGCTCGCGCGGGTCCTTGCCGGCCATCGCCGCGTTCGGACCGGTGACATTCATCTGCTCGACCGCATCCTGCAGCAGGTGCATCTGGCCCTGGATGTCGGCCTCGTCCTTCTGCACCTTGAACTCGAAGCCGCGGTTGTAGACCAGCACGCCGTCGGGTTTGGCCGCCTCGCTGCGCGCCTTGTCGACGTCGGCGACGGCACCCTCTTCCATCAGGATCTGGTTGACCGACAACGCGTGGAGCAGCTTGCTGCGCCGCTTGTTGATCTCGTCCTGCAACGGGATCATGTCGCGCACGATGCCCATGCGGTTGTTCTGCCGGTCGACGCGGGCCGAACGCAGGATCAGCGGGCAGGAGCGGTTGCCGTGCCGGTCCTTGTAGGGCGACAGCATCGGCGGTTCCAGGAAGCCGCCCTTGGTCAGCGTGGCGACCCACCAGTCCTTCCGCTTCTTCCAGTGATGCTGCACCACGCGCACGCGGCGGCGCTTGCTGTCGCACCAGCCGTTGTTCGGCTTGTCGTCGTAGGTGTCCGAGCGGCTGCCATCCAGCGCCGAGTCCAGGATGTCCTGGCAATCGGGGTACATGTCCACGGCGTCGTCGCGATCCATCCAGATGACGCAGCCGACGAATTGCGCGTCGGTGAAGCCGGCATGCTGCGAGTGCGGATCGTAGTACAGACGCTCCCACGGCACGTGATTGATGATGACGTCGTAGCCGTCGCCGTCCTGCTGCGGCTCGACGATGACCTCGGCGCCGGAGAACCCCTCGACCAGCATCTGATCGTAGACGCTGCTGCGGATCACATCGAAGCGGTTCTCGTCGGAGACGTAGCGCAGCGCCTGCGTGGCGGCGTCGGCGCGGACGTTCTCCGCCGGTGTCCGCGGGTACGCCTCGGGGTCCGACCGGCCGCGGCGTTCCATGCCGCGCAGCAGCTCGATCTTGCGGCCGATGACGTTGTTGTAGATCAGCGGCTGGCGACGCTTGCGCAGGATCGCCGCCTCGTCCCGCGTCCATTGTTTGCCGTCCTTATAGTCGCGGTCCCGTTCGGCGAGTTCGCGCGCCTCCATGCTGCTCATTTCCGCGTCTTCGAAGTCGGCGATGATCTTGTTCAGCAGCGTGTACGGATCGCCCGGCCAGGCTGGCTCTGCATCCTGCTCCGGCGTGGCGGGCGCGGCGGGTCCGGACGCCAGGGCGGATCGTGCTGCTGACAAAGCCGCCCTCCCTATGAAACCTTCCAGCCATCCGCGTCGTCGTCGTTGCGCGAGCGCCGGAAGGCCCGGTCCCAGGTGTCCTCGGGCGGGCGATCCGGCTTCGGCCTGGCCGGCGGCAGCATCAGGTCGAGCAACTGCCCGATCAGGCCCAGCGCATCGACGATGTCGTCATGCTTGCCGGCCGGGAACGACAGCAGCTCCGCCTCGAACGTCGCCCGCCACGGCGCGTCGGCCGCGACGTATAGTCCGCTGAGCGCCGCGCGGCCGCGGATACTCTGTGCCCGCACCGACTTGTCGCCCCGCGTCGGGAACGTCTCGCGCGCCACGAACGCGCGCCGCTCGCGTGAACGCCGGTCCAGCCATGGCCCGATACCGGCGCGGATCTGCCCGGTCTCCTCAGCCCAGCCCATCGGCTTCCAGCGGATCACCAGGTCGCAGAACGCTTCCACCCAGCGGTCCGACGCGGCCTGCTCGCGCCACAGGTCCAGCACGTAAAGCCGGTCGTCGCTGTCGACGCCGACGACCACATGCACGGTGAAATCACCGCCATCGTCGGTCACCGCGTAGTCCGAGGCGCCGAACACCCGCATCCCGTCGCGCGCCGGCAGCGTCGGCACCGAGCGCAGCCAGTCGCGGCGGAAGTAGTTGCCGGAATCGGGCACCGGCGTCTGTTGGTACAGCGCCGCCCAGTCGCGCGAGCGGCCGGCATTGTTGAACGAGGCGAAGTCGGCGCGCAGCTTGGCGGCGAACCCGTAATTGTCGTCTTCCCAGAGAAACGCACCCGGTGCGCGGCCGAGCGGGTCGGCCGCCTCGGCGATGGCGGGCACGCGGATGATGCGCCAGTCAGCCCCTTCCGCCTCTTCGAGACGCCCGCCCAGGTCGCCCTCGGACCAGCGCGTCATGATGACGACCTGCGCGGCGCCGGGACGCAGGCGGGTGAAGAAGTCGCCCCAGTACCAGTCCCAGATCGTCTCCTGGCTGGTCTTGCTGTCCGCCACCTGCCGGGTGCGGACGGGATCGTCGATCATGCCGACATCACAGCGCACGCCGGCGATGCCCTTGCCGACGCCGGCGGCGACGTACTCGCACTGGTTCGTCGTCGCCCATTGCTCGACGGCATCGTTGGCCAGGCGGTAGCCCAGCGTCGCGGCGTTTTCGCGGGCATAGCGCTGCACCTGCCTGGAGACGTAGTTGGCGCGGTCGATCGAGTGCGACGCGCCGAGCACCTTGATGTTGCCGCGCGCCATCAGCCACGACGGAAACAGGTAGCTGCCATAGGTGGTCTTCGCCGAACCGGGCGGCATCAGCACCATCAGCCGGTGCGTGTGCCCGTCGGCGACGGCCTGCAATTCAGCGATCAGCAGCCGGTGGTGCGCGGCGGGCGTCTGGCCGAACGGGGCGAGCGCCTCGGTGCACCACGCTAGCAGGCTGCGCCGGCAGTCCCGGCGGCGGCGGATTTCGCCCAGCAGGCGGAGTTCGTCGGACGCGTTTGGCTTCAAACGATCGGGCGGCCGACGTTCTCTGCGATGGCGACGCCGACCTTCAGCAGCGCGACTTCCAGCGCGCGGCCGACCGGCACGAAGCCGTCGGTCTCGGCATAGCCTTCTAATTGCAGAACGCGCGCCTCCAGCACGGCAACGCGGGCGAACAGGCCGGCGAGCAGGCTGGCAAGCATTTCGTCGTCTGGCATGCCGCTCACCCTGTCGCTGCTGGCAGCGCGGGCGCTGACGCTGCTGGCAGCGCGGGCGCTGACGCTGCTGGCAGCGCGGGCGCTGACGTCGCCAGCGTCGCGGTGAACTTGTGCGGCGCGCGGCTCTCGTGCGTGTGCTTCGTCACCAGCCGGTCGAGCAGCTTGCGCGCCACGCCGGATTTCTCCAGGTCGTCGACGAACGCCGCGGTATCCAGCCGCGACGCGGGCGTGGTGACGGACACGGCGATCTCCACCACGTCGCCGGCATAGACCAGCGCGTTGGTGCCAACAGCCAGCGGCGCCTTCTCCGGGTCGAACATCAGGCCGGCCTTCACCGCCGCCGCTTGCGCCGCCTTTTTGCGCGCCTCGGCGATGCGGTTGAGGTGCGACGCCGCGTAGTATTCCCAGGCGACCGGCTCGGTGTTCAGCTTGCTCGCCGGCATCTTCGAATCACCGGCGCGCCCGATCAGGGCGAACGCGTCGTTGATCGCCGCCGTGCGGGCGTTGGCGCGGATCACGTCGAGGGGCATGGGGGGGTTCCGTCCGTAGGTGGCGCCGGCTTGTGCCGGGGCCGTCAGTGCGTCGCGCGCGCCGGCTTCGCGGTCAGCCGGGCGATCCGCGCATCGAGGTCGGCGTCGGACAGCGCGCGCGGGTTGAAGTCGTCCGCCTGCCCGCCGTCCTGCACGATGATCCGCTCGGACCACTTGGCGCGCGCCTTCAGCCAGAAGATCATGCAGGCCACGTCGCCCTTGTCTGCCTTGGCGAACAGGCGACCGGAAATCCTTGCGTTCGCGCTGGCAAGCGCCGTGTCGATCTCGTGCCGGTAATGCCGGCGCAGCGTCGGCGCGGTGATGCTCAGCACGCCGCAAATCTCGTCCTGCGCGATGCCGGCCGCGGTCATCAGCGCAACCGTCTGCCGGTCCTGCGCGGTGGGCTCGTACTTCGATGCGCCCTTCTGTCGGGTGCGGGCGTTGGATGGCATGGCTACGAAAGAGTTTCCTTGACGGCCATACGAAATTCTTTCATAGTCTGGCCATGCACACGATCCACAACGAGCAGACGAAGCTGACGGCAACCTGGCTGAACAACCTCGCCGCCGCGTTCGCCGTCGCAGGCTTCGTGGCTCCCGCGGTTAGCGGCCAACTGGACGGCGCGGGTCGCTTCGTCCTGGCACTCATCTGGATCGGCATCGGCGCCGGGCTGCATGCCCTGGCACGGAAAGTACTCAAGGGGCTCAGACAATGACGTGGGATCAGATTCTGGTTTGGCTGGTATGGCCGGCGCTTGCAGCGGCGGCCGTCGGGTGCTGGGCGTTGTGGCTGTCGCGGCGCACATGACCGACCTGCAATGGTTTGCCTTCGTCATCCTGCCCGTGGCCGTCGGTGTCATCGGCTGGATCGCGGCGTGGGCGGGACGGCGGTTCATCCCCTGAGTGACGCGGAGACCTTCCGTGCGGCACTCGACCGGCTCGGGTTGTCGCAGTCCGGGCTGGCGCGGCTGATGCGCGAGCTGGGTGATCCGCGCAGCCAGCCGACCCTTTTGCGGTCGGTATCGAACTGGTGCACCGGCGCCACTGCCGTCCCGGGCGAAATGTGGGTGGTCATTCGGCTGCTTGAGCGGCAGCGGCCTGGCGTTCGCGGCTGACCGCGTCGAACGTGCGCCCGTCGGCTTCCAGCGTCGCCGGCGCGCCGGTGAACGCCTGCCAGCGGCGCACGGCGACGTCGCAGTATGTCGGGGAAAGCTCGATGGCGATGCAGGTGCGCCCGGTCGTCTCAGCGGCTATGATCGTGGTGCCAGAGCCGGCGAACGGGTCGACCACGATCGCTTTGAACGGCGCAACGCCAAGCAAGTCGACAAGTAAGGCAACTGGCTTTTCGGCAATGTGCGTCTTGTCCTTTCCGCTCACAGGAGGATACGACAAGACGTTTTGGGGAGAGTCCACGCCCTCGGCAGGAACGCCATTTGATGCGTAAATCAAATACTCCGCGCTAGACGAAAACCGACCGCGTTGCATTCTGATTCCTGGCTTCCACCAAGTTACAATGTTTCGCCACACCCAGCCGCCCGCCTGAACCGCATCACTCATGGTCGGCAGTTGCCGCCAATCGGTGAAGGTGCAAAGGATAGCGCCCGGCTTGCCGCATTGCAGCATTTTCCCGAAACACATAGACGACCACGCGAGGAACGCCCGCTGATCGCGATTATCGCCTGCGAAGTCGCCCCGGTGCGTCTCGACGCTGTCGGTCTGGACATATTTGGTGGTGGTCGTTTGTGAACGATCCCCACGGAATTGCCCCCCGGATGAGTAAGGGGGATCGAGCACGAACGCATCGACACTCGATAACGTGGGAAGAATGTCCATGCAGTCGGCGCAATGCAACCGATGCCTGCCCATGATCCACACATCGCCCAGCACCGTAACCGGCTCAGCCGGAGCCTCGGGCACATCGTCGGGATCGGTCAGCCCCTCAGTCCCGCCGCCAAACAGCGCATCCACCTCGAACCCGTCGAACCCGGTGAGCGCGAGGTCGAACCCGCCGTCGCGCAGCTCGCCCAGCTCCAGCGCCAGCAGCGCGTCGTCCCAGCCCGCGTCCAGCGCGCTGCGGTTGTCGGCGATCACGTACGCCCGACGCTGCGCCGCGGACAGGTGCGCCAGCTCGATCGTCGGCACCACGTCCAGGCCCAGCTTGCGCGCCGCCAGCACGCGGCCGTGGCCGGCGATGATGCCGCGCTTGCCGTCGACCAGCACCGGGTTGGTCCAGCCAAACTCGGTGATCAGCGCCGCCAGCTTGTCGATCTGCGCCGGGCTGTGGGTACGGGCGTTGTTGGCGTACGGGACCAGGGCGTCGACCCGTGCCAGACGGTACGGCGGCAGGCCGGGGATCGCGCGCGCCTTTTTTAGGGGGAAAGCTGAGGCGGAATTTCGTGTGTCCGTCGGCCTGTTTGCCGCGCTGGCGTGTTTCGAGCGCCGCCGCTGCTGTCGCTCCGCCGGGGTCATCGCCATCGACCTGATTGGCTCGCCGGCGTGCTGGCTGTCGCCGTCCGCCGCCGTCGTTTGATTGGGCGTCGCGACCTTGCGGCCGGCGCCTTCCCGTCTTCCGCCGCGCGGCATGTTTGATTGCCTTCGAGCCGATGTTTGAATTCGCGTGTTTGAATTCGCGCCGGCCGGTTTGAATTCGCGCGGGCCGGTTTGAATTCGCGCGGGCCGGTTTGAATTCGCGCGG